TTACAAGATAACCAGTTCCAGTAAGCCTTGAGGAAAATAAAGAAGCTACTGCTGAACCCCGATTCTTAACTAACACGGCATCGGACACGCCAGCCGACCCAGTAACAGTTGCATCTGCACCAGTACCAGTTCTAGCATTTAAGCCAAACACACTCGTACCTACAGTTGGCACTTTCATCGGGCCACGGCGACAGGCTATGTAGATGTAGGTAGAGCCACTATTGTTTATATAGGCATCAGTAGTTGCAACATTAAAACCAGTAGCAGTTGGAATAATTGTTTTTGATTGTTGAACTTCTGCGGCACTTAAGTCTGCATATAATTCATTGCATAACGTGTTCGCCATACCACGCATATTGTCCATCAAATACCAATTAGAACCAGCAACAGTTGAACTCTTAACTAAAACCCATTGTGGCTCATATCCAAGTGTTACTGATGGACCTGCGACTACACCATTACCCGTATAAGACCCACACGAAATCACATTGTCTGTACCCGTCAGGCCAAAGCCTCCTGCGTCGTGGGCAAATAGGTAGGCTACGTAGGTTTCACTAGCAACATTTAAACCATAACCAACAGTAAAAGTTGAACTCGTAGTTGAGATTTCATTGTCAACATCGTTTTGCTTTGATGCTGTGCTATTCAAGATTATGTAATCGCCAGCCGTTGAAAATGCACGATGCCAAACAATCCAATTTCCCGCAGAACTCGTTTTCTTTACCATCACACAACCAACAGTTCCGCCTATTGATTGCGACAATGTTCTACTGGTTGCGCTATCCCCTGTCCACGTCACAATATCAAAGAACTTAGGCTGTTCGCGGAATGTCCATGAGACAAACGTGTTGCCGCTTTGGTTAAAACCATTTTCAGTGCCAACTGTATACCCAGTAGAAGAAACAGCAGTAATTGATGTTGCGCTCGCAGACTGCGCGTTTGTCAGGTTAGAGAACAACCTGTTGGTAATGCCACGAACTGTGTCGTTCAAACGAGGAGCCAACGATCCACTATCACGAGATTTTGTCCAAACCAACCCACCCTTGGTAGACAAGTCAATGCCATTGGTAATTGTTTCTGATGTTCCGTTGCCTGTATAAAGGTATGTGCTGAACACATCCTCAATAAAGTTTGGCACAACAGCCACACCATTGCCACCAAAGGCATCTTGCGAAGCCGCACCAGAAGTTGCTTGTAATGGCATGGGTTAAGCCTTGAACTGTGTGTTGCTTGCCAAGACTGTAAAAGTTGCGCTTCCGGTCTTGATGATTAAGTACCGGTAGCTGTCGATGCCGCTAGCATTACCCGCAGTGGGCGCACCACCAAACCAGCGGGTAGTCACACCTGTACCAGTGCCATCAACTTGAACAGCAGAGTTATAGTAGGCCGTAGCACCTTGCGTTACAAGGAAGGCGACAGTCATTGATTCGCCGGTAGCCATCAGCGTATCAAGTGATGTGCCAGATGAGCCTCGGAAGTTCACTGTCCAGTTAGCAGATGCGTTGCTGGTGTAGTACAGCACCGATTGAGTGGTGATGTCGTAGGCAATCGTGCCTGTGGCTGCTGTTGCGGATACTGTTGCAACTTCTGCGGCATCGTTCAGGACAATGGCTTTGGCTGATTATGTGCCTGAGAATGTTTGTGTGCCTGTAAATGTGTTGGCGACATTGACAACAGCAATGTTCGCTGCTGCCAAAGTGGTTTGACCTGTACCGCCATTAGCAATGGGAAGTGTTCCTGTTACACCGGTAGATAAAGGTAATCCTGTAGCATTGGTTAAAGTACCACTAGATGGTGTTCCTAATGCGCCACCAGGAACAACATAGTCTGTACCTGCAGTGGCAGCAGAAATTGCAGTTCCATTGCCTTTTAAAACACCCGTGACAGATGTTGACAAAGTTATAGCTGGGGTTGATGTAGCAGTCGCTACTGTTCCCGCAAAACCATTGGCAGAAACAACACTTGTGCTTGTCACTGAGCCAGAGCCTGGGCCGGTAAACGCAATTTGAATAGACCCAGCACCTGGTGTGATGGTCACGCCAGAGCCAGCAGTCAAAGATGCCTTGGTCAGCGTGTTGCCGGTGCTGTTACCGATCAGCAATTGACCATCGGTGTAGCTTGTCTGTCCAGTGCCGCCATTGGCCACCGCTAGTGTTCCCGTGACAGCACTACCCAAAGGAATTCCTGTCGCCGCCCCTGTGCCGCCATTGGCTACCGGCAGAATGCCAGTAGCGCCTGTGGCCAAGGGCAGGCCCGTAGCGTTGGTCAGCACCACCGCCGATGGCGTACCCAGCGCTGGCGTCACCAGAGTCGGTGAATTGGTGAACACCAAGGCGCCAGTGCCTGTTTCATCCGTCACGGCAGCAGACAAGTTTGCGCTTGATGGTGTGGCCAAGAAAGTAGCTACGCCAGCACCAAGACCAGCAACACCTGTTGAGATTGGCAACCCTGTGGCATTGGTCAGCACAGCCGCTGATGGCGTACCTAAAGCTGGCGTCACCAGTGTGGGGCTGGTTGACAGCACATTGTTACCAGTGCCTGTACTTGTACCAACACCTGTACCACCCTTAGCCACTTTCAGCAGTGGGCCAGCATCAAACAGGGCATCAATTAAATCGAGGTCTGCATTGACTTTGCCACCCCAAGTGTTTGAGCTTGCTCCGACCTCCGGCTTGGTCAGCAATAGGTTTGTGGTGGTGGTATCTGCCATTTTTAGTCCTTAGCCAAAAGTTTTTGCGCGGGTCAACAAATTGCCGCCGGAAGTTGAGCCTCGATCATCGGCCACTTGTAGATCAGTCAATGCACGCTCGTAGAGAGTCGCCCACACCTGCATACGCGCATCGTCTTGCAGATATGGCGCTGCTTGCAACAGTGCGCCGTAAAGATAAATGTCGGGGCTTGATGTCAAAAGAAAATTGGTCGCCACACTTGCAGACAGCTTGTTGAGTTTTGCAAAGTAGACAATCTCTGCCGTGTACGCTGAATCTGGCGTTGGTACAAAACGAAACTCAGTACCGACCACGCCGAAAAACTGAGGTCTGCCGCTGGCCGTAAATTTTGTTGCTTCCTCATTTAAAGAGTCCATCGTCATAAAAGACAATGGGGTCACTGGATTGGTGCTGGTTAGCTTTAATGCCCGAGTCTCCAAGAAGTCAGCCGGCGTTGACTCAAACTCGCCGTCAACAGTCAAGGTTGTCCTGGTCAGCATCTGACGGGTGCGCAGCGTGCGCTCAATCTGCGCCTCGGCCAAAGAAATAAAGTCGGGAATGGTGGCCGTCAAATCTGAACGATTCAGCCAATCCGCAATTGAAGTCTTTAGCTCGGTGTAGGTTGTCAGTGCCATTAGACTGCCTCTATTTCTTTCATCACCCAGGTGTGGTCGTGCTTGAATTCAAAAGTCCCAATGTGTCCAATCTCTTTAGAGACATCGTGATCAATCCATATTTTAAACCCAGCAGCCGCTGCTTTTTGGCAAAAATAAACATCCTCACCAATGTATCCTCTTTTGTCCATGCGCCAAGGTGTTTCAAACCAAGGCTCGGCCAGCGCCGCAAAGACATTCTTTTTGATCAGCATTACACCCATCCCCACAGACCCCACCTCTTGCAGTCCGGTGGACTCTGGCATCGTCCAGACCAATTCCCTTTCGCCATTCTCTTTGTAAAGTTGCGCTGTAGGGCCAGTTGGCATTCTGCGCCGTGCGCAGTTGGTTGCCACGATGTCCAAGTCATGCTTGAGCAGCCGCCCGATCATGTCTTGCGGAAACCGCATATCAGAGTCAATAAACAGGATATGGCTGCAATCCTCTTGCATTGCGTCCAATGATAGCTCTGCCCTCTGATTGGCAATCAAAGTGCCTTGGCTGATCTTGAGGCTTACAGCGTCATTGGTGTTGAGCGTGTGATACGCAACCATGTTCACCAAGTCGTAGCTGTACATGGTGTGAACCATGTCCCGTGCTGGCGTGCAGACTGCAATGTAGTTCATACTTTCCCAGGTCGAGTTCTAAAAAATTGGTTGCCGGAATCGTTGCGCCTGCGCTTCATGTACTCTTGATCATCGATCTTCCCCTCGGCCTTCTTCCTGTAGTAAA